ACCGCATCACATACCGATCTCTCAATATCATATACAGTAACCCGGGCGCCATTGATCCTAGCAATAGTCTTACCCAGTTCAAAGGTCTGAATGACCCAATAATAGAGCTTGATAGGAGGGTATTGTGGCAGAACGATCCGGAATGTCTTTGGGATCGCCACATGATATTCTGCCGGAATATGGGTGGTCAGCCCGTAATGTGACCAGGCTGTGTACATGCAGAAGATACCATCGGGGATCATCCTGGCAACTTCTGCTTCCTGGAAAACCCTTGAAGAATCATTCAGATGATAAAATCCTCTTTTAACCCTGCTGACCTTTCCCTTTTTGATAAGCTGGCGAAGCTGATACTTTTCCGTTGCAGACAGTGAATCTGCAGCGCGAAGGAATCCGCCATTTTTCTTGAACCGTTCAACAAGTGCTTTGCTCATACCGGATAAGTTTAACCAAAAATACTGCTTATTTTCATATTAGCAGTAGATTTAGTTAAATAATTATGACCTTCCACCATGAATCCAAACTTTACAACTTTGTCCCAAACATCAATTTTAATAGTAGGAACCAAGCGAGTATAAAAAAAGCAGTCCCGAGTACTCGGGACTGCCCTTAATGTTGTTATCTGCTTTTCTTTGTGAATTGCCCCTGGAACTCTTTCAGTTCCCAATCGAACTTTTCAGGATCGGAGGCAATGATTTCTTCTGAGTAACCAGGGTAGTAAATCTGATCCAGTTCATTGATAAAGATTTCTTCGAGGGACTGCTGACGGGTAATCTGAGCTAATGCTTTCATCTGGCGTGTGTTTTAAGGTTAGAAATGAAATTTTTTACGCCAAAGGCAACTACCGAGAATAATAAATAATGTCAATGGGTTAGGGTCATTCCACCGAGAACTCTGGGGATGAAAGAACTCAACGAGCAACAGTTCCATCAGGAGGTTGCCCTTGACAGTTTTAAGCTGTACCAGGCTCAGACGGTACTCTTCAAGCGAATTATCCGCAGGTACCTTTGTAGCAAAATTTCGAGCTAAACCGTGCGTGGGCCAACGGGTTTCTTTTTGGTACTTTTACTTTGACCAGGATTACCAAAGAAAAAGTACACCGCTGAAAAGCAGGTCATTACCTGCCGGGGATTTCTTTTGCTGCTTTGCTTTGACCCCATTTTCCCAAAGAAAAGCAGTCAAATTTTTGTTTTGTAGCGAAAAATCATACAATACGTTGATTTTTCGCTTTATAACAGGTTGAATACCCTGTTTTTTTCTCTTTTAGCCCACGGAGTGCACGCCCCGCCCTATCGAAAAATGTAATTACACTTTTCAGTTTCCGAGGGATATATGAATTAATACATCATATATAGTATCTTGACTATGTAAAAATCGTGAGGAAGAGAAAAGAAAGGAAGATGCTCCCCTATGCTATCGTTGGTTAAGCATGAGCATATCGTTTGAATGATCCTGCTCCCCTAACAGGGAGCCAAGCACCCAGTAATAAAGATTGTCTGTAGCATCAGACAAGTCAGTCGCTTTCCAGCGCGGCTGATCACGCTTGCGTTCGGAGGACTTATCCTTCTTGAATTCCTGCGGAAGGATTGGCGCACCATCCATGGAAACAAAGGTTTCCATGGCATTATTCATATTGATTCGAAACTTCGGCAATGCAGGATATTCACCGGATAAGAACTTATGCCAGAACTGGTATTTGTCCATATGGGAAGCCTCATACAGCTCTGCCCGCAGGTATACGCTCCATCCGGCTTTGGTCAGTTGATCCCTGACATCATCAAAGTATGAATTCCGGGAGGCTGCATCATTGCGCCGGTTTCCATCTGATCCCCCATACAGGTAAAGGGTTTTGTCCTGCTTATGCTGATAGTAATCAATGAATTTCCCGATCAGAAGAGAGAGCGTTTCGTTCTCGACATAGAAGTTTTTAATGACGGGGAATTCATTGGCCGTCCGGTGCCACTGGCTGACCACAATACAGTTCTGTGTAGTACCAAAGTCAAAGGATACATACAGCGGTTCTGAAGGCAGGCAGTCCAGGTCTCCCCTGCAATCAAAAGATGTTTTGTTTTTAATGTCATACCCCAGGGAATCATAGAAGTCGTAGTTGAAGGATTCTGTATAGGTATGCTTTGCTGATGAAAGCAGGGGATAAAACCCTGATACATTCTGCTTCCTGCGTTTGTTAAGCACTTCCAGGTCATAAACCACCTTTGGCAGTACCCGTTTGAGATCACGGAAGTACATATCGCCCAGGATAAATCTGTTTTCCAGGGCAGATGCTTCCAGGTAGAAATATCTTCCCGGATATTTTTCTGCCAGGGATTCATATTCAAAGACCCATTCACCGTCAGGGGTCAACGGCATACTGCCCAGGAATAAGGTGCCATGGTGAAAGGCCAGATCTCCGAACCGTTCCCGGTTGCCACGATTGGCCGGCAATACATCAGCGTCGATGGAAGATTTCTTCAGCTTGGTGCACTCATCAAAGAGCATGGCATCATAGGATCCCGACCGTGCCATCTCAGGCCGGTCGAAGGAATTGAACTCCACGACAAACCCGTTGATGAAATGAATGCAGTTCGTGTAATCCAATGGAGGCTGATACGGCTCAGCCCAGTTGAAGCTCTTCGGCGCTTTGTGGCCGATAAAATAATGATGGCCACGATAGAGGCCTCGCCGTTCCAGGTGGTCAATGATCGGGGGCAACGATTTGGTGCGGATATGGAAATAGGTCAACCCGTTGAGGGAAATCTTTCCCCGGGGCATTGCCTTGAAATACTTTATGATTTCCTCTGCAATGATGGTTGTCTTGCCTACTCCCCGGCCACCGATAAAGGTTTTATGAGGCTTCGTGCTGAGCAGGATGGATAACTGCGGGTTATTGTAGTAGGGAGAAGGTTTAAGATTCATCTTCGGTTTCTTCAGTGGCCGGGTTTTCGGAGATCAGCATATTGAAATAATCGGTAACTGCCAGTTCTTCCGTCATTGCCAGTATTCTTTCATGGAGCAGCAGCAGTTTTTCCTGGGCTTTCTGATCGATCATCTTGAAATAAGGGGTATTGATGAAATTGTAGTTGATCGACAGAAGTTGCACTGGTGGCTGAAACTTGGAAGGGTCCGGCAGGTTTTGATCCTCTTTGTCCAGGTTCATGGCTTTGGTGATCCGCTCCAGGGCTTTTTCCATACCCCGGAAATCTTTCTTTGTCTTGGCCATGGCATACAATTCACAAGCCCATGCGGTGACATGGAACCGGAACGCTTCTTTGGTATAACCCCGGACTTCACCAAAAAGAGTCCGGGCATTGCGAATATCCCGGTAAGCCTGGGATTCGCAGATGCCGTAGGTCTTCATCAGTAACTGAACAACATCATGCTCCTTGCGATTCAGGTCATGGAGCTGCGTCATAGCCGTGACCCATCGCTGGCGGATGATCTCATCCTGGGGGCTAAGCTGCGCATCTTTTCCCTCTTTGAAATAGAACGAATGGATTCGTTCAAAAGTTGACGGAGAGATCAGTTCTTTCATAAATCGTCGGCTTTAGCGTTTTCAATCAGTTTCATGGCGAACGTCTGGGCCGGAGAAGATCCGTTCTGGGCCAGGTCGAAGATCCCTTTGCGTACCTCTGCTTCCCGTTTCAGCCTTCCCCGTTGAAAAGAAACCAGGGAAGGAGGATGATCATTGAGTGCTTCCATCAAACGCTGTTCAGGTATTTCCAGGATGATTGCAATCTCGCTCTTGGTAAACATCAGTGAAGCGTAGGTTTCAAGATCCTCAAGGAACTTGTCATTCAATAAATTATCATTCAAAATCGCTTTCTCCTTTCAGTTCGTTTAAAATCCAGTCCCGGTGAAATTCCGCCACATCCCGGACCGAGCATAAAACATTGGCTTCAATACGTGGGTTGCGCGTATAATTGGCGCTGCCCACAACACAAACACCCCAGGAATCATTGATGATTACAGTGACCTTTGCGTGACACTTGGCAGCTTTGATGTCGGTTGTGATCTTTTGAAGGAACTGGAGCTCTGCCGGCTTGCGGGTTCCGTTCCGGTAATCGAAGATACCCTTCAGCTCAAGGATCAACCCGTCCCCGATCATGTTATGAAGCTGCCGGATGGCATACTCTGAGATTGCCCAGGTTGTAAAGTAAACTTTCGCCGGGCCGGTTTGCTCCAGAAGGTAAAACAAAAGATCATGGGTACTCCAATCGCCCATCGAGACATAGTGTTTATTCATATCATGGCAAAGCTGGCCGATGACAGACTGGAGCTTCTGATTAGCCTTCCCGATTTTTAAAAGATTTGTTCCGGGAGCATCAATTGCACTGGATTTGGTTCCATCCGGCGCTTTCTTTAAGAGATTTTCAGAGGAAAAGAGTGTCACTTGTTGAGTTTTGTTGTAATATCATCCATCTCCATCTGGAATTTTGCCAGCAGCTCTTGATTCCGGGCAATGACCTTTAAGGATTTCCCTTCTTTGACTTTTCGCTTGTACCGGGAAATGTAAACCCTCACTGCCATTTGGCGTTTGATCAGCTCGGCCTCTGAGTTTGCACCGACCGTCTGTTCCGATTTCTTTTCCGGATCCGGAGGTACAACTCCATGTTCTTCAAAAAATTTGAGTTTTGTATTGATCCCCTGCAGCCGTTCGTCCGTTTCCAGAATTTCAAATGCAACTTTCATTCGTGTCGCTTTGTCGCCAACAGAGAGCAACGGATGAAGGTGATCGAGAATTTTATAACAGCCCTTTTGCTGGGCTTTCAATTCAAGTGACGGACAAGGTTTATCTGGTTCCGGAACGAGATCGGTTGCTTCAGTAGGGGGTGTAATTACAGTATTCTGCCTTGGGACCTCGTTGAGCTTTCGCAGCAGCTTGTTCAATTCATACGCAAGGGTCTGTTTGTTCTTTGGAGTCGGTCCCCCGACATGAAAAATCCTGCTAAGGCTGCGGATTCTGACGTACTTATCAAAAAGTTCAACGCCGGTGGAGTATTTTCGCTTGGATTTCAGCCAGAGATTGATTTCGTCTTCCATGAGACAAAAGTATCTCTGTAATTACATTATGGAAAGGACATTTGAATGAGTCCACCAAATTAAAACAACAATTATTTTTCCGGAAATACTGCCGCCTATCGGAAGTGATTTCGGATCCGGTTAGAATTCACTTCATTTCAAAGTTTGTTCCGTCAATTGGCTTCACAATAGGTAGATCTCGTAAAAATCTTGTCAAGTTTCTCTTGGTAGTCGGTTCATTCAGATAACCTGTATGTCTTTGGGAGTAGATCCTGTTATTACAAAATGTCATGAATAGAAAATGTTTAGCCCTTGTAATTGAAACATAAAACAATCGTCTTTCTTCATCAACGTTGCCTCGCCCTGGTAAATATTCTTCCTCAGTTGCAACAATAAAAACAGCTTTAGCTGTTAATCCTTTTGCTTGATGCATTGACATAACCCTTATTCCTGTTGCGATTTCATTAGGCGCTTCAGTTGCGGGGTTTAACAATTCATCAGCAAAATCAATTAAGTCGTCAATGCTTTCCAATTCCTTATCTCGTATTATATTTTCAATGTGTCCGGCAAATTCAGCAGAAAAGTCAGGAATAAAAGCTTTGAGCCTCTCTAACGCTACCCTCACATCCTTTTGCTCTCTAAGTTCCTCCCTCAAACTATTAATCATTTTAAGAGTTTCTATAACCTTTTTCAAGTTAGTCACCTCAGTTATCTCCCCCGTCAATATCTTTTCCGCAACTTCATGAAAACGATTTTTATTAGTTTTTGCTTGTATATAGATACTCGTAAATGTAGCCTCACCTAAACCTTTTGTCAGTTCTAAAATTGTCCGCAATGCTAAATCATGAGATGGATTTTTAAGAAATTTAAGAAGTGATAAGAAATACCTTCCACTATTCTGAGCAAATGTTGAAAGATCATCTGCTTCTTGATTTAAGGTTAAACCAGCGGTCAATAGTTCACCAACAATCGGCTTGGAAAAACAACCATTATGATCTGATCGGAGAAGGATAATTATCTCATTTTCAGGAATTTCTTTTTTATCAACCAAGTTCCTGATTATTATTGCAATACGTTTCGCCTCTTCGTATTGATTTGGAAATCGTAAAAGGTGGAATTCTCCTTTTTGATCAGACATAGATTTAAGTTTCTTGGCTATGCGCTTTGGGTCTTGCCCAATTACATGCAATGCGAGATTGAGGATATTCTCATCACACCTGAAACATTCAGTCAATTTAAACCCTTCTGAATTCTGGACCTCCTTCAAGAAATTTCTAATTCCTTCAGGATAAGCATACCGAAAGCCATAAATACTTTGGTCATCATCACCTGCACAGAAGACTTTTGTTCCCTTATTCCTCAAATGCTCTATGATTGCGAGATCGCATTGGTTTAAGTCTTGATACTCGTCAATAATTAAATAATCAATTGGACTATCAAGCCTCATTTCTTCTTCTTGCTCTAATGCTTTTTTTAATTGATATACTAATTCGGAACGCAACATATAACCATAAATGGCCCTATGTTCCTGCCACGCACCTAAAAACTGAGGGTTATCAAAACTCACTTCCCAGTCACCTTTTTCAATGTTTAGAGTTTCCCAATTTGCCGATAGCAAATTAAAAAGTTTTCTAACCTCTTTGATATTTACTGCCTTGATTAGTGTTTTAATGTCCTCCATAATAATAAAGCGTTCCTCAAAATTGTTGGCAATTGAAAAACCCTTTGGAAGTGCTTTAATTTTTGGTGCATTGCGCATCAGTTGTCTCAATGAAAAACCATGTAGCGTGAAAACCTTCGGAAGTTGGCTTTCAGCTCCAAGTTCTTTCTTAACTTTTTGTTTCAACTCATTAGTTGCTGCACGGGTAAATGTGATAAGCATAATTGTCCCAGGGTCAACCTTAAGGCTAGTTATAAGATGTGTAATGTACCCTAAAATTGTAAACGACTTCCCAGTTCCTGGCCCAGCCAATATGATCTGATGGTTCGCCTTGGAATTAATCGGTAATTTTTGTTCTTCTGTTAATCCCATCTTAAAAAATATTAGTAACTTATGACTAGATTATTCATTTAATATTTTACTTGCTGCCAAATAGATTACTCCGGTTTCAGATGCGAATCTTCTTTTTCTAAATAATAAATGGTGTAAATCTATTCGCTGATCCAATACAGAGTTCAAATCCATTCCATCCATTAAGATGATCGACCTTGCATTTTCACCTGAAAAATCCATGGCGTTTTTCGAGAAACCATCTATTGAGATAAAAAGACCAAGAGTATTTTTTAGTTTCTCATTGAGGGTTGCTGAAAATTTTTTCAGATCCCCTGTTTCGACCGGTGTTTTTTGCCATTTTGCTTCGAGCAAATAGTCACTATTTTCAAAAGTAAATGCACCATCGATTTGTTCACCCTTGAGAATGAAAGACTTTTTTGGATTTAAGTCAAATAAGGTAAACAATTTATTCAAAAAACCTTCAAGCTGGATGCCCCTTTTCTGATGATCACTCTCCATTGCCAAGATTAGAAATTCTCGCTTAAGAGATTCGATTTGTTCCTGATTCTTCTTTAAATTTTCTAAATGCTCTTGCGTTTTTTTTCTTCTTCCCGCAATTTCTTTTCTCTCTTGTTCGACATTAAAGTATCCATGTGCAAATTGTCTAAGTCGTTCAACGGATTCTTTCGCTTTTGAAATTTTAATATCAGCATCGTCCCATACACGCAAATGAGAGAAATCATCAAAATTTGAAACATCATAGATTAGCTTTATTAAGTCGTCGTAATAAATATCTTTTCTCGCAATCATTCTATCGACAAGTTCGTTAACACTTTCGAATTTTTTATTAAACTCCCAATTGATTGTAGTTAAAATTGAATCATTTTCAAGACTTAACTTAAGAAAGTTTTTTAAATCTTGTTTTTTCCAATAAATATTGATTAAGGCTTCTTTAAGTGCCGTAATCGCAGCAGGAGAGAATTTTTTATTATCCATAATACGTAAAATTCAATCTGGTTATAAATGGCTTTATCTCTTTCTGTAATATAACTCAACAACATCACAAAGTTTAAAAAATATTCTCATATAATTACAAAAAAGCCTGCCAGATTTCTCCGGCAGGCTCTCAACAAACCTACTTATGAAAACAAAAACGCTCTAAATTATTCTACCGGGGGACTGGGATCCATCAGCAGATCGCCTTCGTAGAAGGCCATAGGTGAACTCTGCTTGCACAGAAAGCCGAACTTATGGCCTTTGTCTTTATCGATCTCCTCTCCCCAGGTCGTATCGATGGTTTCAATGTGTACCAGGTTGCAGGGTTCACCGATAAGGTACCGTTTGTTGGAGGCACAGTTCTGGATGATCACGATTCCTTTGAAGTCAATCCCGAAATTCTGTATCCATTTCTGGACAGACTTCTCGATACCAGGGTAAAATCCCTCCAGTCCGATCTCAAAACCGCCACAGTCCTGGTTGGAACCTTTAAGCTTTTTCTGCGATGGTTTAATGGTACCCTGGGTCATGTAGAAACTATGCATGAATTTACCGGTGAGCAATTGGATGTCATCGGCAATAGTCACTCCGTCCGCATCTCTTTGCGGAAAAGTGGTCCAGTCAATATCCTTTTCCAGGATCAGGATGATCTCGGATTTGATTCCGCCACCGCCACCGGCGTTTCTAACGCTGGGCTTGAATAGGTCAAACAGTGATATACTCATGATTTTTTCTTTTTAATGATTAAGCGGGAACATAAGCGAATACAGCCTCTTCAATCCCGAAACCAACGGATTCGTACCAGTCTGCAAAAACCTTGATCTGACGGTCAACGCTCTCGACAGATATGCTGGAAGCGCCGCTGTTACGGTTCATCAGACGGATGAAATTCTCTTTCGGCGTGGTGAAAATCACATCTTCGCCAGCCATTGAAGGAAGAGATGTCAGAGTAAGGTTGGTTCCTTCAAGAAGGGTTTTCATCCCGTCATAGTTCGTGTCGGTGCCATGAAGATCCCGGCGTTTGCGGTGATAAGCAGAGAACCATTTGCGGGAAAGGAAGATGTTCATCGACATATCCTTGTAAAGATCCCCGACCTGCTCCCCAAAAGATTCAAGCTGATCGAAGATATTATCAGCGGTCAGAGGCTCCAGCTGGATGAAGTTGATGTTGGAATTCCCCTGGGTATGCTTGTGCTTGAGGATCGTGACAAAGCCATCCATAGATAGACCCAGTGCCTGTGCGGTTCCTTCCACGGGAGCCACATAGGTTCCTTTGCCGATCAGGGCAAGTTCCCGGTTATCATTGACCTTCGGGATGATTAACTGTTCGATGATGTATTTGGAGATCGGCCATGCTTTGCGGTCGATCGACTCATCACCCATGAACCCGAGCCATGAATCCATGATCTCGTCTGGATAGAATGAAAGATCGATCTTGTGCCGGCGCTGCATAATCTCGACAGGAGTAAATGCAGCTTTCCCTTTCGGGGTCCAGCCCTCCTGGAATCCCTGGACAAGATCGGAGATCACAGCCTTGGATGCACGGTAAACCAGATCCTGCGACTGCTTGGTGGTCATGAAGGTTTCGGAGTATGTCGGCTGGGTCAACAGTCGCAGGATATCCTTCTGGTTCGTTCCGACGTACGTCCCGAATGCGGCTTTAAGCTGGGCTAATGAAATTGTTTCGGCCATGGGTTCAAAAATTTATTGTTAAAAATTATGAGCAGAAATCATCTGCGATTTTGTCGTGTGCATACACCGGTTCTTCGGCGCCGCTTTCAATCTTGTCTGCATCTTTAGCGGCAACGATCGGGAGTGCGGCATCTTCCTGCTGAAGTGCCAGAAGAGTTGCTTTTGTGTCAGCATGACTTTTCTGTTCATCTGCAAGCAATGTTTCCAATTCCTGGTTCCGGGTCATCACATTTCCCAGCTCGTCATTGAGCTGTTGAACCCTCTCTACAGTCAGCTCCTGTGCTTCAAGGTTGGAAGGATCCATTTTAAAATAGGTCTGAATAGCTTTCCAGGTCTCTTTGATTTTCATATTTTCAGGATTATAGGTTTCAGTTCCAATTGAAAGTTCTTTGGTAACAGGCGCTAATGCCGATGCCACTGATATCGCATATTCCAGTGATCCGATCTCATCGATCAGCCCCAGGGCAATGGCTTCGGGGGCAAAGTAGATTTTGCCGCTGAGGGTTCCATCTTCGACTCCGGAACGGTTTGCTTTGATGGCCGATAAAAATTTGGCATTGATCACATCCAGGACGTTTTGCTGGTAGGGTTTGTAAATCCCGTCGAGTACCTGGTTAAAATCTTTGTTCTTGTCCACCGAAAGAGTTGCATACACTTCATGGAATTTCACCCCTTGCGATTCGAAATAGGGCTGTAGGTCTTCCACCAGGAGCATTGTTCCAATGGAACCGATGCGGTCAAGGTCTGAACTGGCGATGATTTTTGAGGCACCGGATATAATCCAGTAAGCGGCGCTGGCAGCCATTCCTTCGATAAAAGCAACGACCGGTGTAGCACAGGATTTGATTGTTTCCGAAAGCAGATCGGTATAGGTGACCTGGCCGCCCGGACTGTCCACGACCAGGACAATGCTGCATATATTGGGATTGGCATCTGCCGATTTGATCTCCTGCATGATCGACTGCGTTCCCCTGGGGCCGCAGCTCTGGTCATATTTGAAGATCTCCGAGCGGATCGGGATCACTGCGACCGACCTTTCAGGAATGTTTCCGTCGGAAAAACCGAACCGTTGGGGTTCGTCTGCTCCCATTCCGAGAATATAGGATCGGTTACGCCCCCGGGCCAGTGACGAATCCCCATCAGAAAACCGCTCTCCTTTGATCAGGGAAAGCAGCATCGAAGCATAAGCATTCGATCTTTCTTTGGAGATCAACCAGGGGCTTGAAAAGATTTCGGCTAAAACGGGATTCATCGTACCCTTTTTTTGAGGATACAATATTATAATGGTATCGGCGGCAAATAAAGGACTGAAAAGAACCGGGGATCAATCCTGGTTATCATCACCGATGGTTAAACCGGTCGGGGGTTGCAGGAACCCGGCAGGCCTGGAGAACTCGCCTGAGAAAAGCAGTTCGTAACCGTTGAAAGTTTCTATGGCAGCGGGTTTCAGCAGCTTGCTTGTCACTTTCATTGGAACTTCCATTGTTCCAAAAATACGGATCGTGCCATTTTTGTCGCCGACTTTAATGATTAGTTTACGACCGGTCATCCGGAAGAGTTCGGCTTCAACCGTAATCCGGTCCTTGGGAACAAGGATTTTCAATTTGTAGAGATACTTCATTCCGCCCGGGGTATCCTGCTGCTCTGATTCAAGCTGGATCGTCTCTGGGGTGCCGTAAAGTGAGTTCCAGGACTTGCCTGGTTTGGGAACTATCAAACAATAAAGTGAAAAATCACTGCTGGAAAATATTGCAACGTCTTCCCGATAAATCCAGCTTACCGGGTTTAGTCCCCCGATGTTAATGCCTGTGTGACGAGAAATAGTTCCCATTTCATATTACCGTTAAAAAAACCCAGGGACATTCCGGGGACATTGCAGGGACAAAATCCGGCAAAATATATTCCGGATTTTTTCGCTTTCGTCTCCGATAATAATCCTTTTTGAGCAACTCATAGTTTATGTAAGCGAAAGTGAAATTGTAATCGGCGCAAAATTGCAGGATACACTTCTTGAAGGATTTTGAATACCTCACTTTATCATTCATGTAATGAAAGAAAAGACGCTTGAAGTGCCATTCCAGGAAATCCTCGAAGATGGCCTGGTTTTTAGGTGAAACCCAAAGATTCCCCCGGATGTTCACATCATCGTTGTACGGAAGCCCCAGCTTAATATACTCCGGCCCTTTATTAAATTCGACAGCGACTCCTTTAGGGCGGATCTCCAGCAATGGTTTCAGCAGTTTGCCAATCAGGTTGGTTTTGTGGGCTACATCGCTTTTAAGCTCACAAATAAGGTATTCCTGAAGGTATGGTTTCAGTTTGATCGTAATTGTGGGTCGATCTTGTTCGTTCATATGGCAAATGTAGGTTTCAAGTATCTTAAATTAAAGGTCATTCAGATTTCACAAAAACCATCTGGTGATCAAGAAAGGGTTTGAGACTTTGCGATCGGGTGTGCTCCCTTACAAAGTGCACTTCATAATGATCCTGCGTCGCTCTTTTAATAAGGTATTGCATTCCGACCTTCTTCTTCCCATTGACATGGAAATCATCCATGGTCGCCAGATGAAAACCATCCGGCAATTTGTCATAATATTCAAATCCGCTCTGAGTGACGATTATTTCCGGAATTTCTGCAACATTGGGGTTTGAGATCATTTATCAAAGAAATCTGGTCAATATGGATGAGAAAAAAATATTTTTTGCTTTGGCCAAAGGCATATTTCAGGAACTACAGAACTACAGAGCTACATAGAGCTACAACAAACTACATCGAACTACACTCTTTTTACTCTTAAAATATTATAAATCAATAAAATAAATAAATGTAGTTGTGTAGTTCTCAAAAACGTTGATTTTCTCAAAATTTCTAAATAAAAATTATTTTTCATTTTCTCAACTGTCAGAATGGCGGTTCTTCAACAATTTCAAGCTTTCCCTGTATGGGTTTAGGCGGCAAAGTTTCCTCCCTGGAGGAATCTACTGGTGCAAAAGCATCCCTGATGGTTCTCTCCAGGTTCACGTTCAATTCATCGGGGCCATATTTAAAGACGTATGCCGTAGATACTGAAGTATCGAAGCGTACTGAATCTGAGTGCCCTAAATACGATTTATGACTTTTAAGGTAATGAAGAATTGAGGCCATGTCCACCCCGTTCTTACCTGTTTGTTGCCTGTGCTTTTCAAGATAAAGTGAATGGAGTTTTGTCAGGCGAACGAACAGGCATTTAACAGGTGCTGAAAAAGCAAGGGTTTGAACTTTATCATCCTTATCCGTTATCTTCATCCCCTTGATTGAATCTATTTTGAAATCGACTTTATCAATGATTTTACCTTCATCTAAAAGAAACTCGGCAGTTTTCCAAAAGGTAGAAATTGATTCAGAATTTGTTATCTGCTTGGACATGTCCGAAATACTTTTTTTAGCGATGGCAAAAAAAGTCTCGAATGAGAAATTTAACTGCAGAGGATTATCCGATTCAAGGATAATTTTTATTGGGGTGAGCAAGCAGCAGTAATTGCGAACAAGCCTTTCATCATAGGGCAGTCTTTCCGTATTGAGTTCATCTTTTAACCTTTCCATGATTTCAGAAAAAGTCATTGCATATCCCTTATCTATCAGTTCTCTGAATTGTAAAATATCTGCCAACAAGGAACTGATCCCCTCTAATTCAAGTTTTTTGAGAATGTCGTACCGTTTGATCTGTTCTTCGGTGTATTTCTTTTTCAAGAAATTAAGAAGGCATGACCTTGTTAATAGGGAATTATCATCAATGATGGGAAGGTACTGGCCGGAAATGCAGGAGCCCCCATTCACTTTGGTGACCATGGTGCGGCTGTCCTGCGTCATTTTCCCTTTTTCGTGCCCTACTCCATCGTATGCGCTTTTAAGCGCCTGGAATCGTTTGGGATCGATTTCATTGCAATATTCATCGAGCCAGACAATCGCATTTTTCACCCGGGAAAGTCTTCTGAAAAAACCCACCTGTGTACCGGCATTGAGATTAAAGGCCGGGAGGTTGTGAAAGAAAAGGTTTGAAAGGGACCATGCAAGCTGGCTCTTTCCTGACTGCTTTTCCCCGAATAAAAAGAGGTGAGGGAATATTTTATACTTGTCATAGATCAAATCCCGGAATGTTGTAGCGATAGCGAAAGCAATTGCGGTAATGGCATTTTCTCCGTAAACGTCAAGCATAAGCTTTGACCACTGCCCGAATGTGCACTTAGCCTGGTTGTAAACAAAATAGCGATCATTCTCAAAGTCATCATCATCCTCCCGGACCCCGCTGTATACCACAGAGAAAGCCGGAGAGAAGTATTTGAGTTGTTTATAGGTAGTGATGCCATATTCATCTACCGGTTGCCATATGCCATCATAGATGCCATTGGCAAAAGCGAAAAAACCTTCCCGCTGCCATCCCAGGGTGCGTAATTCATTGCAAACCGGGAAATCTTCTGAAATATGTTTCAAAATTTTCATGTATTGTTGTTTAGTTCCTGTCCAGATAAAATTTCCTTCTGCATACACATAGGCGCTGAATTGTTCTACGCTGATAAAATTCTTTGATGGGATGTCAATTATTTTGGTGAAGCCCTTATCATTGGTGATCTCCACAAGCCGTTTATTGTCAATCTTCGAATAAATATGGAAAAGCGGTTTAATGGTGAAATTTGAGCCATTGACCGGATAGCCGGTACTTGTATGAAACCAATAACATCCATCTTCAACGAACCATCCTAAGCGCTTTGAATCTTCCTGCTCATCGGCGATCTCATCAAAGGTGCGTTTCTTCTTTGACTGCTCTGATTTTTGCAGGGCAGTCAGGAATTTAACCCGGTCGGTAAACACCTTTTTTGATAACTTGTACTTTGTTGCCAGGGAGGTGGCAAAGGATGAAACTTTTGTTGCATCATTCAATTCAAAAAGCAAGGCAGAAATCGAATTGATTGCCTCGGCCCTTTCACTTGGATTTTCTCCTGCGGCTTCCAAAAAGCATTCGGCCGATTTTATCATCATTTCATCTTTCCCTGCCGTAGTTTCGATGATATCGATTTTGGTAGTTTTATCAGTCACGTGTGATCCCTTCAATGTTATCAACACCATATTCCATCATTTTTTCAACGGCATCAACCCTTTGTTCAAATACCCCTGTAAGTTTCATATGCCTGATACAGGTGTACTGATAAATCTCTTCCTGGGACTCCCTTAATTGATCACGCAAATAGGTATTTTCCGACCTTAGGTGATAAACCTCTCTCAATAACCAATTTAAGTTCTGTATATAATCCCACGAAAACTTCATGATGTCTGAAGTTCTTTTCCAGAACTTCCAGGATTCAGTTTCTCCGGTTTTTAATTTTGAACTTTCCAAAAGGGCATTGACTTCATGGATCCTGTCCATAAGCATACCGGGGGCTCCCTCGTAAAGGGATCTTTGAATTTTTGCCATAAATAATAATTTTGGATATTGGAGAAAGCCCAGTTATTTCTGCTCATTCCATTTATGGAATTCCGATAACGTTATTTTAGGAAATTCCATGCAGACAGCCTCATGTAATTCTCCAAGGCGAAGAAGTTTTTTTTGAAGCTTTGCAAGATTTTCATCAGGTACCTTCATTTTTGAAGTGATCAGCTCTATCTCGGATTTTGTTTTCAGGATCAATCGCAGATAGGCATCCTTGGTGAGGATCAAATCAGGATTACTCATCAATGAGAATGTTTTCATACGATTGCGTTATTAAGAAGTCCTATCCTTTGGCACAGTTCGGTGATCTGAATAGTGTCTTCCTCAACAAGCTTTATTGCTTCTTCAATAATAATTTGGTTGTAATCCGGTTGGTCAGGGTCTAAACACCGGGAGATGTACTGCAGAGAAAACCTGATATCTTTTAACAAAAGACGCGCTCTTAATTTTTGAAAGCTACCATAGGGCAGGTTTTTTCGAAGTTGTGCAACTGATTCTTTTCTGTTTTTCATAAAGGTAAGTTCGTTGGTAGTTATTGATAGTTAGTACTCCTCCCATTTCAGGAGATTATTTGACTGGTTAATCAGCACTTTTTTAAGTCCTCCATCACCTCACTTTCAAAATAAAAAAGTTTGCCTCCGATTTTATGGGAGCGGACGATTCCTGCCTTGCTCCATTTATGGAGCGCAGGACGACTAACCCCGATCATTCGACAGACATGAGGGGCAGTTACCGGTTTTTCGATGATTGATTTTTCGTTCATGGTCTTTATTAAATTTTACGAGCGGCAAAAGTATCAAACCGGAAATTACCAAACGGATTAAGTTATTAACAACTACCTGATCTATAACGTTATAGTAACGTTACAGTAACCTTAATCTGTCAGGATATTAACATTCGAGACTCAAACAGATTATTGCTTAACCAATTAGAGAAGTTGTGTCTTCTTGAAAAAAAATGATAAAATAATCATTGCCGGGAACTTTTTTTTACTTCTAAAAAATCAAAAACAGAGGTCGGAAAATCTTTGGTCGGAAGTAAAAAAAAGAGAGGAAGAAATCTAGTAAGAATAAAGTTAGATTTGCACTAACATAATTTACTAATGTTTACAGGCAAAAACAAAGAAAAAACCCAAATAACAAAATCGAATGATTTTATCTTTTGGGTTTCATAAGTTGACAGAAAATTTGACAGTTTTAAGCGACTACCTTCCGAAACATCAGTAAATACTGCTACTTTAAATATTTTTCGTGACCCTGGAGGGATTCAAACCCCCAACCTGCTGATCCGTAGTCAGCTACTCTATTCAGTTGAGCTACAGG